TTACCGATAGAAATTAAGGGATGTCACAAACGGTACGCTTTCGTATCAACTTGGTGCGGAAAATGCTGGTATAGTAATAGTGTGAACACCTCCTGAAAACATATAGCAAGGCAAGACGTCCGTTTGGACGTCTTGTTTTGCATCTACAGACAAGTTGATAAGTGTAGATGTTATTTCGTATAATATAAAAAAACGTGATTTTAGGAGGGTTTCCATATTGGATAAAGGCATTGGAAATGATGAAAAAGTGTTAATTTCTAGTAATGTTGAGGATATTAAGTTTAGAATTAATACAGCTGAGCACGGGAGCGAATTGGAATTTCGTTTACTGGAAATGATATTAAGTAAAACTTTTACATTGTTGTTTATGCTTAATGGTGGGGCTGCGGTTGCATTGTTGGCTTTTTGGGGCAATTATATAACATATGATGCCACGCCTATTAGGGGAATATTATGGGCACTTGGCTTTTTTTCCGGGGGAGCCGTATTGTCTGTTATTGTCGCTGCACTTTCATATATATCACAAAGTTATTATTGCCAAAGCACGAACGAAAACATTATGTATATGGATATGACTTTACAGATAGGGGAACCCGTAAAAATGGGCCTGTTGGTACCAAAAGAGAGGGCGCTTAAATGTGAAGAGGAAGTTAATCGGCGGCTGAAGAAAGCGGACTGCTATAGAGATATAGCTATTGGTGTTTGTGGATGTGCGCTCATATGTTTTATTATTGCTGTAATCATTTTTTCATACACTATTTACTGATGGAATTCTAACCATTTCAAGGACGTCCTAATGGGGCGTCCTTTTTACGTGCTTGTGTTTGGGGTGACTTATGACGTGTAAAACGGAAATTCAGTGCTGCCGACGTTCTTGCCTTAACAACTCTAAAGGATTTTGCTCTGCTAACAAAATACATATTGGCGGGACCGGCACGTGTAAATGCTTCGTTGCAGCCAAGCATGTTATGAATCGTTCCAAATACGGCACACAAAGGAGGTGAGTCTGTAATGGCAAAAGGTAAATATGTACAGTGGCTTCAGCCTGATAATCTTTTGCGGTTACAGGCTTGGGCTCGAGATGGTGCAACTGATGCTGAAATAGCTGAACGTATCGGCATTGGGCGTGATACTTTATATGCGTGGAAGAAAAAGTATCCCGACATTTCCGACACCCTAAAAAGGGGCAAGGAAGTCGTTGATATCGAGGTGGAAAATGCGCTGCTTAAACGAGCTATGGGGTATGAATATAACGAGGTTACGAAAGAAATGACGTATGCCCCTAACGGCGAACCGCTAGGACTTGCTGTGACGAAGGTTGTAACTAAGCGTGAGCGACCTGATGTAACAGCGCAAATCTTCTGGCTGAAGAACAGACGCCCTGACTTATGGAGAGACGTCAAGAACGTCGATATGCAAGCAAATATTGAGAACAATCCCTTTGATGGCATCAAATCGGAAGACATAAAGAAGCTGATAGGCGATGATTGATGAACGCATTAAACGGCAAGCAAAACGAGAACTCGCTAGACGTGAGTTCTTTTATTTTTGCAATTTAATGGCTTCTGATTTCTATAAGTCTGAGCGGCGATATCTTGTCGAATTGTGCGAGGCGTTGCAAGCGTTCTATGAAGATGAGAAAGCCAAGGTGCTTATTATTAACGAGCCGCCACGGCATGGAAAGAGCCGCACGGCAAGCTTATTTGTCGAGTGGGTATTAGGCCGCAACCCGGCCGAAAAGATAATGACGGGGTCGTATAACAATATTCTTTCAGCAACCTTTGCTAAGAATGTTCGAAATGCGATCCAAGAAGTTAAAGCTGATGATAATATCACGGTTTACTCCGATATATTTCCGAACGTCCGTATAAAACGTGGCGACGCAGCCATGGATATGTGGTCGCTTGACGGTGGCTACAATTCATACTTGGCCACGTCTCCGTCAGGTACTGCTACCGGCTTTGGCTGTTCGCTTCTTATTATCGACGATATCATAAAGAACGCTGAAGAAGCTTATAACGAAACAGCGAAAGAAAAGGCCTGGCTGTGGTTTACCAATACAATGCTAAGCCGTCTTGAAGAAGGTGGCAAGATACTCATCATCATGACGAGATGGGCTAGCGACGACCTTGCCGGCCGAGCGATTGAACATTTCGGCGATGTGGCCAAGGTGATTACGATGCAGGCACTGCAGCCGGACGGTACCATGTTGTGCGATGAGATATTATCCCGACACAGTTATGAAGAAAAAGTGCGTGCAATGGGTGCCGATATCGCTAGTGCCAACTATCAGCAGGAGCCGATAGACTTAAAGGGGCAGTTATACTCGAGCTTTAAAACGTACGACCGCATCCCGACGGACGCAAACGGCAATCCGTTGTTTACGGCCATTCGGAATTACACGGATACGGCTGATACAGGCGCCGATTACCTTTGCTCAATTGTGTACGGCGTGTATAACGGCGAAGCCTATGTGCTTGACCTTCTGTATACGAAAGACGCTATGGAAGAGACGGAGCCGGCAACGGCCGCTATGTTATATAAGAACGGCGTGAACGTAGCCGACTTTGAATCAAACAACGGTGGCCGAGGGTTCGCAAGGCAGGTACGGCGAATCCTACAAGACACATACAAGTCGAACAAGACGGTCATTAATACGTTCGCACAGACGAAAAACAAAGTGGCCAGGATATTATCGAATTCGACCTGGGTCATGGAGCATATTTATTTCCCGGTGAATTGGAAGGACCGTTGGCCGGAATATTATAGGGCGATGACTCGTTATCAGCGAGAAGGGAAGAACGCACACGATGACGCACCGGACGCAACGACGGGCATTGCTGAGAAGATAAACGCACCGCAGATTAAGGCGGCACATGTCAATATTTATTAAGGAGTAGACAAATGGACTCTGAAAAGTTATATGGCTATAAATTGTTAAAAGACGCATATTACGGTGTTGGTCTGTTCTCTGTTGGTCGAGGCTTGGTTCGTCATCCGAGAGAAAGCACACCGAATTACGCCTTTCGTAAGAAGCTTGCGTACTACCTGAACTACACAGGACCTATCGTTAATGCTTCGGTAGATCCGATATTTAGGGATACAATCAAGCGTGAATATAAAGACACGGAGAAGTTCAAGGTGTTCCTGGAAGACGTGGACCGCAAGGGTACGAGCTTACAGGAATATATACGTCAGCAAGCGACGCTAGCTAAGCTATACGGCGTTATGTATATCATCGTGAATAACGTCGTGGAGTTCGGGGAATCGGTAGCTGATAACGTCAAAAACAGAGCGTTACCGTATCTCACGGCTGTTGAGCCGCATCGCATTACGGACTGGCAGTTTGATGAGAAGGGAATATTAATCAAGTTTGCATACAAGGACGTTATTTACGACGCTGACCGCAAGAAACAAACACGATACTATATATGGACTCCGACGAATTGGCAGGTCTTAGACGAAAACGGGAACCAAATCAAGGGCGGCACGCATAACATTGGCCGCATTCCTATTGTTCAGTGGTTCGGTAGAAGCTCCAAAAAAACGGATATTTTACCGCCTGCTGAGTTTCTGAGTATCGCACAGACAAATTATCACGTCTATCATCTGTGCAGCCTATTGACGCAAATACTCAATAACCAGACGTTCTCTGTGTTGACTATGCCGGCAGACGGCAGCGCTCCCGACGTAACGCTCGGGACAAATAACATGCTGCTGTATCCGCAAGAGTCGTCTCACGCACCGGCATTTATTGCTCCGGACAAAGGGCCGGCTGAGGTGCTGATGGCACAAATTGACCGACTTATAAAGGAAATGTACCGCATGAGCGGCATTGATTCGGTAGTCGGTGTGGAGCAGTCAAAGAGTGGTGTGGCTAAGCAGTGGGATTTTGAACGAACCAACCAACGACTGGCGGACTTCTCCGTTCAGTGTGAAGAGGCCGAAAAGGATATTATTGGACTGTACGAATTGTGGGCGAAAGAAAACGTCAACTATGAAGTCGAGTACCCCCGAGATTTCCAGATTAACGACGTTACCGAATCGCTGTCTCAGGCACAACAGGCACTTGACCTTGGGTTTAGATCCGATACGTTCTCCGCTGAAGTAAGTAAGAAAGTTCTGGAAGCGTACATGCCGAATATTGAGCCTGACACGTATGATGACATCGTGAGCGAGATAGAAGAAGGATTCGACGAGGCCGAACGGGATAGGGATTTAATGAAGCAACGATTTGAGCCGACAGTGAATGACAAGGGTGATGTAAATGCCGAAGGACAGAACGCAGAACAACCTGGAGCATAATTTAGACGGTTTCGAGCGAGTCCTTCGGGCCTTAATCTTAGCCGGCATGGACCCTAAAGAAGCCGTAAAAGTTGCGTATCACCGTTATCCCGTCATGCGGCACCTGTATAAAGATTTGCTTGATGACCTTGTTGGCGATTTCGCTAAAGGGTACGGGAAAAAACAAGCGGCGGCTAAGTTTGAGCGTGAAGCCATATCAGCGGCTATGAATAAATCATGGACCGATGACGGCGTAAATCTTTCTGAACGCATGTATAAAAACAGCAAGAAGATTCAGGCTGAATCGGTCGAGGTCATTGGTAAGGCTATTAAGGAAGGTGAGTCGGCAGCCAAGACGGCCAAAGCGTTGTTCGATGGATACGGCAAAGGCGGCATTATTCCTGAGCAAGATATACCCGAATTCATTCAAGAGGTGAAGGACTTACCTGTTCCCGACTGGCTCGACGAAGAAGCGGTCGCTGAGTGGAAGGCAGCCATACGCCATGCACGAAAGCTTATTGAGCAAGGAACAACGCCTGGGCTAAGAGCAGCGTATAGTGAGGTCATGGATGCCATTGAAAACGGAGCAAAGCAAAATGTAAGCAAGGCTATTGATACAGCAGTACAAGAAAAGACTCGATATACAGCCGAACGGATTGCACGCACGGAACGAGCGAGGGCTTATGCTGATGGGGTCATGGCTAAATATATGGATGACCCGGACATTGTGGCGTTTCAGTGGAAACTTTCCGATAGACATCCGAAATGCGATATTTGTGACGTATACGCACATGCCGACTTGTATGGACTCGGCAGGGGCATATTCCCGAAGAATAAATTTCCAAAGCTCCCTGCACATCCTCACTGCTTATGTCGAATAAAGCCGATTGTTGACGGCATGATTGATATGAGCAGGCAAAAGGATAATGTTGATAAAGGTGGAAAGGCGTACATCGACACGCTTCCGAAGCGTGAGCAAGAGCGGCTGCTTGGTGTCCATGGTAGAAATTTAGTAAATAAAGGTTTTTTGTCGTGGTCTGAAAAAGTAAGAGGAATAAGCCACGACGGATTCAACGCACGAGTTCCTGTTCCTGAAAGTTTGAAAGAATATGTCAAGAATGGCAAAGTAAACGTAGGGGAATTGGGGAAACGACTTGAGGGAGAAGCGGTTGATGATGTTATAAAACGGGTTAAGGATTATATTAATTCCCCTTTCTTCATGAGCGAATACGTTCCACGGCAAGGAATGCACACAAAAGGGCATAAACTATACAAGCCCGAAGATAATAAAAGCTATTATGAGTATGAAATCCCTAATGAAGATGTAATCAAAGCCATAAAGGATGCCATTGATGTTGGTGGAATACAAATGACAAAAAACGGAAATTGGAGTCACAAAGTGCTTATTGATATATCACCGCATATTGGCTATACTGTGAATAAAGAAACGGGAGAGCTGACTAGGACGAATCTTGCAACCGTACATATTTCAAATAAAGGAATTCACATAGTACCTAGAAAGGAGCAGTAAAATGACTGAAGACGCAGTATTTGGTTTTGTTGAAAATGCCAAGTCTCGCACTTTTGAAGTTACCGATGTTGACGGTAGTCTATTTACAGGTAGACTCGTAGCCTGTGCGTCAAGTGCGGATAATGAGCCGGATCCGGCATCTATATCGTTACAGCAAACGGGGTACTCGGTTGAGCTGTTTGTAAACGAGATTCAATCAATCAAAGAAATTTAGACCCAACGGGTAATGCCGAGGGTCTTTTTTCATGCCTTGCGCAGTGGTGCGTAGGGCATTTTTTATTGGTGAAAAGCGGAGGAGACCGCATCACATATATTTAATGTGTTCGAAAAGGAGAATGAGAACCATGACAATGGCAGAATTGTATGCAGCACTGGAAAAGCTCGACGGCGGTGCGGCAATGGTGGAGACCATCAAGGCAGAAGTCGGGAAATTGAACGGCGAGTCGAAAGAGCAACGAGAAGCTAAAGAAAAGGCTGAAGCTTTGGTTAAGACGTTGACTGAAGCCAAAGACACGTTGGCTAATCAAATTGCAGAGTTACAAAAGCCGGGAGCGGGAGAGCAAACGGCAGAATATAAGACTCTGCTGAAAAAATTTGATGACCTTTCAAAATCGTTCGAGACAGAAAAGGCTGCAAGGCAAGAAGCCGAACAAAAACGAATCCAAACAGACATTATGGCACAGACGGTTGATGCGTTAACGAAGCATAACGCAATGGATCCGAAAGAGTTTGCAAAGCTTATTGTTGGCGGTATTGAAGTCGGTGATGATGGCAAGTACGGATTTAAAAAGGAAGACGGCACTGTCGGGACGATTGAAGACGCTGCTACCGCATGGCTCAAGGGTAAGCCTTGGGCAGTGAAAGACAGCCAGAACGGCGGCAGCGGACAAGGCGGTTCCGGAGAAGGTGCCGGCAATGACGTAAAAGCACAATTCGAGGCGGCTATGGGAATGCCCCCGGCCGCGAAAGGAGACTAAACAATGGCAATTAACACATTAGAGTATGCAAAGATTTTTCAGGGATCTCTCGATACGCAGATGCTCGCAGGAGCGACGTCCGGCTGGATGGAAACGAACGCTACCCAAGTCAAATATAACGGCGGCGATGAAGTGAAAATGCCCGAAATTACAACGGCAGGTCTTGCGAAGTACGATCGGGATAACGGATTTGTCCGTGGGGCGGTAACGCTGAAATTCGGGACATACAAGCTCACGCAGGACCGTGGCAGGACGTTCTCACTTGATGCCATGGATGTTGATGAAACAAACTTTGTGACGGCTGCCGGGAACGTAATGGGTGAGTTTCAGCGCCTGCAGGTTATTCCTGAAGTTGATGCGTATCGGTATAGCCGTATTGCAGCTCTAGCTAAGGGTGCGAGCAACGAAAAAGCAGCATTCACACCGTCGGCAGATAATATCATCGGGCAACTTGAGGAGGATATTACGGCTGTACAAGACGTAGTGGGTGACGGTGAACCCCTTGTTATCATTATGAACAGAAAGGTTCAAACGGCGCTCAACAATGCGGCTAATATTCGTCGGTATATTGACGTCGGCAATTTCACGGCAGGTACCGTCACGACAAAGGTACGGACGTTCAATGAAATTCCCATTTTCGGTGTACCGTCTTCACGCATGAAAACGCAATATGTATTCAATGACGGCAAGACGGCCGGGCAAGAAAAGGGCGGTTTCAAGGCCGACACGCAGGCCAAAGACATCAACTGGATTGTCATTGCCCAGCGTGCACCGATTGCTGTATCTAAGACAGATAAAGTCCGTATCTTTGAGCCCGACACGAACCAAAATGCCGACGCGTGGAAGCTCGATTATCGTAAATACCACGATCTGTGGATTCCGAGCAACAAGCTTGCAGGCGTATTCGTAAATACGGGCGCATAAGGAGGTATAACTCATGGAAGTAGTTCGATTGACTCGGCTCAATGAAGTCCAGTACGTCGATTCCGAATACCGCCTTCAGCTTTTAATTGCTGAAGGCTTTGTGGCAGACGAACAACCGGCCGAAGAGGCAGAACCGGTCGAAGAAAAGCCGAAAAAGGCAAAGGCGAAGAAGGATGAAGTCGTAGAACAACCGGCTGAAGAAACAGAACAGGCAGGCGAGTAGTATGGGCGTCAGTCGGGATGTGTTCGATAAGAGAATACGACAGGCCGTAAAAGCCTCGGCCATTGAAGTCCAGGATGAAGCACAAACGCATCACAATTACACGTCACGAACGGGCGATTTGACTCGGTCTATTGACATGCGAATGCTAACCGACAAGAGTGCCGTTGTATATCTTGATGAGGGCTTGGCCGATTATGGCCCGTTCGTTCACGAAGGCACACGACCGCACATGATACGGCCTAAGAATCGTAAGGCTTTGCGATGGGTCCCGACTGGCGGCAACTCGTTTTTGTTCGCAAAAAACGTTCTTCATCCCGGTAATCGCATGGATCCGTTCCTGTACAGAGCGCTAGATACGAAAAGACCGGACATCATTAAGCTATTCGGTCAGTACACAAAGCTTGCCACTAAGGATATATGTGACGCTCTTGAGCAACAGTATCGAGACGGCCAAGCATGTGAGATTGAATTCAAATTTTAAAGGGAGTGAATGCACATGTTATATGACTTGGCCGAAATGGCGTTTATGGACGAGTTACTTGGCAAAAACGTCACCAAGGATGACCTCGCCATTGCCGAAAAATGGCTGTATTTGTTCGCACAGCGTCTTGGAGTTGAGCAGGCGAAGGTTATCCGTAGTTTTGTTGCTGATGAGCTTGTAACGCTGTATACGTATCGTGAGGTTTGTGTGCGAAAGGCATATGGCTTGACTGGAGCTCCTGGGCGTGGCGGCGAAACGGACGACTTTTACGGCAAGAAGCTTGCATATATCCAGGGCCGAATAAAAGAGCTTGAAGGCTCGATTACACCTGAAGACCTTACGGGTGACCCGACGCAGTATTCCGGTTATCGGTCGTGTGAAATCTTTAGGGGGTAGCTAATATGATAATGTGGTTTGAGCTTTTAAAGAGGATTCAGGACGTTCTTACGGCTTGCAAGGTATCCGGACCTGTACAACTTGGGGCGGTCATGCCGCAGTATGCTGACGTCGATGAAATCGGCAAAATCATGCTTATTCGAGGATCCGAAACGGTAAACGATGAAAGTATCGAAAATGATCTTCTCGTTACGATTTATCTTGAAGCCTGGGTACGAAATGACGACCCGGATTTATCCGTTGGATACGCTCGAATTAGTGAGCTTGAGGGGCAAATCGACGCAGCCTTAAAGCAAATGCGACACGCCGTCGGTTCACTAAATGAGGATATGTGTGTACTTAATGACAGTAACTATCAGATTTTAGATTTAAAAGTTAAACAGAAAGCGGGCGACCTCGACGCATTGCGGCCGTTTCTCGGATCGCAGTATACAATTGAGTGTCGCCTTTTTGATTTGACTCGTGAAGGAGGAATATACTAATGCCGGCATCAACACCGAAAAAAGCACTGGCACCGTCTGCAGCTAATTCTTTAGCGACGGTGGGCAAAAATTATTTTATTTATTTAAACACAGGGACCGATGAAACGACGGGTGCGGTATGGACTAAAATCGGCGGTCAGAAGGGTGGCTCTATTAGCCGTAAAGCCGACTCTATCGACGCATCGCACAAAGACTCTGGCGGTTGGAAGTCTACATTGCCCGGTCTTAAAGAATGGAGCATCGAACTTGATACGCTCCTCATGGCCAATGATGATGGGCTCGCAGCACTGAACGATGCGTTCCTGAAAGACCAGCCCGTACACCTCAAGTTCGAATATCCCGACAAATCTTATGTAACCGGTTGGGCGTCTATTACAGAACTGTCTATCGAAGCACCGCATGATGACGTAGCTTCTTATAAAGGTACCTTGGCAGGCATCGGTCCGTTGTCTGAATTAAAGAAAGCCTAGAGAGGGGAATATAAACCATGAAACAAATTAAATGCGACTTCTTCGGTAAAGGTGAACGCTTATACTTTAATATCCAACGCCTGGCTGAATTTGAATCGGCAGTCGGCAAGCCTATTTACAACGCTATTCAGCAATTGTCCTTATCAGACATCATAACCGCATATGAAATTGGCCTTCGTCAGTATGGCCGTCGCAGCACTCAGTTCTATGCAGACCGCTTGCAGGAGCTGTTCGATAGCGGTGAGGTTGAATTAAACGACATCATGATGCCGATTGTTAAGGCCATTACAGGTAGTGGCATTCTCGGCAAAAAAGCATACTTCATGGCATTTCCCGAAGAAAAGACACCTGAAGATGATGCCGAAATCGAAGCTGAAGAAGACGAAGCGGTAAAAAACTAAACGGGGGGCATAATGCCCCCTCTTCTTTTGCATTATGGGTACGAAAAGCCGAAAAAGTAGCTTATAGTATCTTGGCTTTAAAGCCGTCAGAATTCTATGAGCTTACGCCTATGGAGTTCGAAAAGATGGTTCAAGGGTATGACCTTCGGACTCGAATTGAAGACGCTAGAACGGCGTATATGACATCACTTATTGTTAACGTTCAGCTCGATAAGAAGAACCAAATTAAAGTGAAGGACATTATGAAGGATTTACATCCTCTGACACGACTGGATCGTAAGAAAGAGGAAATGGAATTTATGAGAGAATGGCTTGAAGAAGGGGGTGAGTTGTAATGGCAGACGCAAACATACACGTCAAAATAAAAGGCGATAGCTCAAGTGCCGAGGCGGCGATTGACCGAGTCGGTAGTAGGCTCGAAAATGCCCTGGGCGAAAAAATGGGCGGCATTGCCAAGAAGGCTTTAAAGATGATGCCCATGGCAGGTGCGGCGGCAGGCGTAGCTTTAGTTGCTCAAGAAGTAGCTCAGCTTGCCGGGAAGGTATCCGATACGGCTGACCAAATGGCACAGCTTAAGTCCCGTATTAACCTCATTAACGACGGCACGCAGACGACGACCGAAATCATGGACAAGGTCTATGCGGCAGCACAGCGGTCTCGAGGTGGGTACATCGAAATGGCCGACAGCGTAGCTAAACTGAACATGCTTGCTAAGGACGCCTTCAGCTCGAATGATGAAGCGATAGCCTTTGTCGAACAGCTAAATAAACAGTTTAAAATCTCCGGCGCAAGCGTCCAAGAGTCAACAGCGGCCATGTACCAGTTAACTCAGGCTATGGCAGCGGGCAAATTGCAGGGGGATGAATTCCACTCAATCATGGAAAATGCCCCCATGCTCGCACAGGCGATTGCTCAGCAAATGGGTATGACCGTCGGACAGCTAAAAGAGATGTCATCGCAAGGTCTTATTACGGCCGACGTTATCAAAGAGGCGCTTTTCAACAGTGCCGAAGAAACGAACGCCAAGTTCGCTGAAATCCCCATGACGTTCGCTGAAATCGGACAACAGCTCTCCAATCAGGCCCTGCAGGCGTTTCAGCCGGTTCTCGAACAGCTTAGTTCTATTACCGCTTCGAGCGACTTCCAAGCTATTGTCGAGGGTATCGGGATATCCTTTAAGGTGATGTCGGCGGCGGCACAAGTTGCCATTGCGGCCATAAAGGCGGCCTTCTCGGCGCTAAGTGTAATTGTGAGGACCGTGGCTTCGGTTATTAAGTCGGCCTTCTCCGTTATTATCGGAATGGGAAATCAGATTAAGCCTATAATTGCCGGAGTTGCGGTATCGTTCACAACCTGGAAGACGGCCATATTAGCCGTATCCGTAGCAACTAAGGCGGCGGCCACAGCACAGGCCTTATATAAGGGGCAAATGATAGCGTCCAGGATTGCGACCATAGGCGTTACGCTTGCGTCTTTGCAGCTTAAAGCGGCCATGATAGCCAGTGCCATTGCAACAGCCGGAGTGAAAGGCGTTATGATGGCCTTATCCGGTACTCTTAACCTGGCGAAAGTCGGAACAATGGCACTAGGGGCCGCAACTAAGATTATGAACGCAATCATGAGGGCCAATCCTGTAGGTATTGTTATTACGATATTGTCCGTTTTGGCCGGAGTTCTCGGTACATGTGCCGCAGCGACTCAAGGATTTGGAGAAACGGCGTCGGCAGTGTGGGAAACGCTCGTTCATACCGTAGCCTGGGCGATTAATCAGATTATCGCTCTCATTAACAAGTTAATTAACGCTGTAAACGGCGTTGGAGCCAAACTTGCGTCGGTATTCGACTTTGATTTTTCGGCTATTAATAATATTGAAGGTATTAGTCCTGAAGAAGCGCAGGCTGCTGGCGACACTATTAAATCCGCAGCCGGAGATGTGTTTAACGCACTGTCTGGCGGGGGCGGTGGTGAAATTGACGGCGGTGGCTATGACGGCGGCGGTGGCGGTTACGATGCCGGAGGAGCCGGTGGCGGCGGTGGGTCAGGTGGCTCAGGCGGTGGCGGCGGTGCAGGTAGTGCCGGTAACCAATTAGCCGAAGAAGCCAAACGGATCCATGAGCAAATTCAACAGAACTACCTTGAGATGTTCGGCAAGCAGAGCGAATTGGTTGAGCTTCAGTACAAAAAGGAACTGGAAGAACTCAACAAGTCTAAAGACGCCAACGAACACTATCAGGAAGACTTAACGAATCTCCAGGCTATTTATGCCGAAAAGCGTATCCAGGCCGAACACGAAGAGCAAGAAGCAATCCGTGAAGTGTGGAATAAAGTCAGAGATATGGCCAAGGATTTTAACTTCTCGATTAGTACGAAGGATTCAACAGGCAGCGCTTCACCGCTTACACAGCTAGAACATGACCATGAAGAAGCGATAAACAGTATTACGGACAAGTGGCAAGGCTTCTCTGATGAATATATCAAGATGACGAAGCAACAACAGGCCGAATATAAAGCGGCTCTCGACGCTAACGGCATTGCGTATGAAATAGTCGGGAAGAACGAAATCACGTTTGAAGCGGAGAAGAATAAAGAACTTCTAGCACAGGAACAGGAATATTTGTTAAAGCGTAATGACCTGTATCGCCAAATGTCTGAAGAAAAATGGGCCATTGACGAAGCCATGCGGACGCAGAACTTCGAAGCACTGCAACAGGCATTAACGGATGAGTATGTTGAAAATCAGAAGCACTATGACATGCGCAAGCAATTGCTCGAAGAATATTACCAGGCAGCCATGGACGCTCAATTTAATTGGAAAGAAATGATGTATAATTCCATGCTATCGGGGTTAGATTCAATGAAAGAAAGCCTGTCCGGCTTACTTCAAGGCACTGTGAGCTTGGCAAAGGCGTTTGAAAATGTCGGAAAGGCTATTACTAAGACAATAGCCGATTATATCGCCAACTGGATTACAGGCATGCTTCGTAAGTCTGTCTTGGACAAAGCTTTACGACAGAAAGATACGGCAGAAAGCATAGCAGCGGCTAATGCACAATTGCCGGCATGGACATCCTTAGCACAACAGGTTAGCATGGCGACCTTCGGCCTTTCTGCTACACAGGGCATGGCGGCATGGACGGCTCAGTCCGCAATCGGTGCAGCCGCAGGACTTGCCATGCAAGCTAAAAACACGCTTATGGGAAGCGCTCCGAACATGCACTTGGCAAGCGGCGGCGTGGCAGTAGGCCGCACGTATGCCGAAATTGGCGAGGGTAAATACCCCGAAGCAGTCATTCCGTTATCGACGCAGACGTATGACGAAATGGGTGCCGGCATTGCCAGGGCAAACGGTGGTGCGACAGGTGGCATAACGCTGAATGTATCGGCTCTTGATGCCGAGTCATTCGGCAATTGGCTCGAATCGAAAGGCGGCCGAGTATTAAGGCAGTTCACCGTTAACCAAGACCGTGAATTTATCGGTACGTCAGGAGTGTGGTAGAACATGGAAAAACTAAAGAAATTCCCTCGTATTAAGTCGCTTGCGTGGAAATCGTCTAAAATGCAGCACTGGGATACGAAGTCCAAACGTAGCGGATCCGGAAGAGTACGAACCATGACGACGTGGCGGTATCCGCAGTACACGATTACGACGGAGTTTGCCTACTTAAACCCTGAAGAGTATAAGAAAATGATGGGCTTTGTGTCGCAGATTCAAGGCGGCACAGAGCCTTTCTTGTGGCTTGACCCTGAAGACAACGAGGAAAAAGGTATTGTCCTCGGCAAGGGTATTCAGGGCGAATGGCAAGCCATTCGGCGTTTCGGTGATTACACCGAACCTGTCGCATACGTGGAAAACGTAAAACTTTATGCTGACGGCGTTCCTGTTGAGAACGTGACTGTAGATGGCGGCACGATTCGGACGAGTGATACCGTATCGCCTGACGCTGTCATCACGGCAGATTACACGTACTATTGGAAGGTGCTGCTTAGTGGCGACTTTACGGCAGAGCTTGAGTACAAAGACGTTTATAAATCAAAATCCTTTAAGTTGGTGACCGTACAATGAAACAGGCAGGAGAAGCATTAACTCAACACTTGAATACGGCAAAGTCGTTCCGCAGTTGCGACTTATATGCCCTTCGGCTCCAAAGCGGCATGGCGTATTACTGGACAGATACAGACTCAAACGTAAGTCACGGTGGCCATGTCTACCGTGCCGACGGGCCTGTCATTACTCGTAACAAGACCTCAACACATTCCGATGTGGCGGTTGATAAGCTTTCGGTATCGGTATCGTGCGATAAGCATGACCAAATAGGCGGTGTGCCGATACTGGCGGTCGCTCATAACGGCGGCCTTGACGGAGCAACTATGGAACTAAAACGTGCGTTCTTTAAGCAAGATGGAACGCTAATTGACGCTGTGGATATCTTTACGGGTACGGTAGAGGTAAAGCAAGGCGGTGGCCTTACAATAACGCTTGACGTAAAGTCCGTTGTGCAGAAGCTTAATACAGAGTTTCCGAGTAAGCGGTACTATCCGCAATGCCCTTATTGTGTGTACTCCAAAGAGTGCGGAGTCGATATAAAGAAGTACCGTAAGCGAATGAAAGTAACGGCACTTACGGGCGTGAATACCGTCGGAATAGACGTGCCGTTTGAAGACGGCTATTACAATGCAGGCGGTATCGAATGGGTGTCGGGTCCTCTTGCCGGGCAATCGACTCAGATAATGAGCAGCTCGAACGGTACCGTTATGTATATGAGTCCGAGTGATACGCAGGCTACTATCGGAAGTGAGGCCTATATTTATCCCGGTTGCGATAAAACGCCTGAGACGTGCAAGAGGAAATTCGATAATTTTGCACGAAACAGGGCCACTCCGTATGTTCCGTTGAAGGAGACGATACGATGAAAAGTACAGGGCAAAAGATTGCAGACGCCGCTCTTGAGTGGCTCGGTACTCCGTATGTTAATAATGCCATGGCCAAAGGTCACGGAGTTGACTGTGCCTATCTTCTTGTTGCGGCACTCATCGGATCGGGCATGATTACAAAGGACCAATTACAGATAGAAAACTACTCGAACGAATGGCATTTACACCGTTCGGAAGAGAAATATTTAAAGTACATACAGCAAGTCGCCGACGAAGTTCGCGGAGAACCTCAAATCGGCGACTTTTTGCTATATCAATATGGTCGGTGCATAAGTCATGGTGCGGTATATATCGGCAATGACAAAGTTATTCACGCCTTCGTTGACCTTGGCGTTATTATCTCTAATGTTGACGATATTCTGTTTTACGATAACCGAGGAAAATCAAGGCTCCGTGCTGTGTATCGTTTCAACCCGAAGAAAGGGGGTGCAGCTTAATGGGGTTTTTATTCAAGAAGAACAATACAACGAATCGAGCCGATATTGTTGGCGACTTTCAAATAAACAGTGCTTCATACGGCGAAACAGTGCCTGAAGTCCTCGGCACGACAAGAGTCTCGGGCAATATCATCTATTGGGATGATTTTACGGCACACGAACATAAGCACACAAGCCGCACCGGAAAAGGCGGTGGCTCAAAGCATACGGAAATAGACTATACGTATACCGTCGCCGTAGCCATTGCTTTATGCGAAGGACCTATACAAGGAATCGGTAAGGTGTGGAGGGATAAGGAAGTCTATGAGTACCCTCAAGCCGATATCCAGTTATCCCTTTATAAAGGCGAATACGGACAGGAACCGTGGCCGTATGTTACTAGCAAGCACCCTGAAAAGGCACTGCCGTACAGCGGATTGGCATACATGGCAGGCGTTGTCGACCTCGGCAATCGTGGCAGCCTTCCGACGTATAATTTTGAGGTTAAGGGGAAACTTCTCGAGACTGGTGACGGGATCGATGTGAACCCGGCTGATTATATTCTGTATGTGTTAAAAGCGGCAGGGATTGAAGACGTTAAAATCGAGGGCATTGAGAATTTCCGTAAGTATTGTGCAGCCGCCGATATTTTTATCTCGACACCGCCTGACGAATCGGCGAAAAAGGCACAACAAATTATTAACGATATCGCCGAAATTACAAATTGTTACCTATTCTGGTCTGACGACAGGCTGAAGATTGTACCCTTGGCCGACAAAGCTGTCGGAGATTGGAATCCTAAAAAGGAGATCCAGTACAACCTTACGGCCGACGACCTTATTCCGGGTAGTGATGGGCAACTCGTTATATACAAGCGTAAAGACAGCTCGGAGACGTATAACCAAGCAACTGTTGAATTTATTAACCGTGCTAATGGGTACGAAAAAGAGACGGTGTCCTTCGAGGTAGTAGCAGACGTTCAGAAGAACGGCATGAAGCCTGCAAGCAAAAAGACTGCACACTATTTATATACGAAAAAGAGAGCGCAATATTACGCTGAACAATTAGCGATGAAACGCCTGTACAGTAAGAACCAGTACACGTTTCATTTGGATTGGGCCTTTTGCAGATTAGAGCCTGGAGACCTCGTGACGCTTACTGATGAGTTATGTCAACTCGACAGGCAAGTCGTTGTTATTACGGCTGTTAATGAAGCGGCTGACGGGGAGCTTGAAATTACAGCAGAAGGCAAGCCGCCTGGAACATACGCACCGGCACGGTACGACGTACATGAGAATGAACGGCCGTTTACTGATTATAATGTTTCGGCTCCGGCCATTGACCATTACGCAATCGTGCAGACACCTGGAGATGTATCAGGGAACGAGCTGTTGTTAGGCGTAACGGCTCCGTCCGGTTGGGGAGGTTGCACGGTATGGGTATCCGACACGGGCGATTCATATAAAGAAGTCGGCAAGATTACGACACAGGCACGTATTGGACGACTAGCCGCAGCCATGACAGCCGAAGCGACGAGTTGCACGGTTGAACTCTTCTCAGGTGAGCTTCGAGGCGGATCGGCTATTGACGCTCAGCGAGGGAACACGCTTGTTTGGATTGACGGAGAATGCCTTAGCTATGAAGGTGCAACTCTTCAGCCTGACGGGCGGTATTTACTTACAGGCTTAGTACGTGGCCAATACGCCACGACAGCTAACAACCACGCCGAAGGTTCGCAGTGCGTCCGTATTGATGAAGCACTGTTTCACGCTCCGTACCGCACGGAAGATATCGGCAAGAAGATTTGGATTAAGTGCGCTTCGGTGAATATGTTCGGATCCAATGAGCAGGACCTTTCCGAAGTGCAGGCTATTGAATATACGATACAGCCGTATTACATTCCCGAAGTTCGAGACCTTGCCGTATATACGAAATATTACGACTTGGGTGACGGCGTCTCGTCTTTTGATGTCATTGCGACTTTCGCTCCGCCGCAGATTACAAGCTTCGATACGGCTGAAGGGTGGTATAAAGAAGGCTCCGGAGACTGGAAGTACGGCGGTAACGGTGACGGCCAAATCGTCATTAGTGGGTGTGAGCTTGGCCATACGTATGACATTCGAATCAGGGTTAAAGACCGACACGGCAACTATTCACAAGGCCTTATTAAGCGATTTACGGTCGAAATGAAGAGCGAAGTCCCGAACACACCGCAAGGCTTTGCCGTTACTTTCGGGAATACGGCCACATTTAATTGGCTCGAGGTACGAAATGCCGATATTGACTTCTATGAGATTCGACATGACTTAAGTCCTGGGCAAGAAGTCGGCCGTATCGGCAAAAGCACGAATACGACATACGTCGGAACACTGACAGAACGAAGCGGGCGAGTGTACCTGTACGCTCACAATCCTATGAAGGGATACAGCGCACCTGCTATGCTCGAGTATAACGTTAAGGCACCGAAAGTACCGACGCATATAACGGCTAAAGGCGGCATGTCGGGTATCGGCGTTACGTTTGACCTTATTCCGCTCGGTTGTCGAGGTGCCAACGTATACATCGATGATGCGGTTTATTTTACGCCTACTAATTCATTCTCGCTGATTCTTGCCCCTGGAGTATACCGAGTGCGAGTTGCGTATACGGACATATTCGGAGAAGGCGAAAAGAGCGGTGAACAGCTTGCCACGGTCAAGCTTGAGATAGATAAGTCAATCATCAGTCGGGAAGCTTTGGGACTGGACGAGATTGATAAAGCTATCGCTAAGATTGAAGGCGACGTCGGGGTTGTAAAGTCCGAAGTAACCGGAACGTCGACTCGGATTACTCAGCTCTCGAACAGCGTTGATTTAAGGCTCAACAGCTTGGATGGGAGAGAGCTGATATCTCGTATTAACCTGTCGCCGACGGGAACCAGAATCGACGGCAAGCTGTTACATGTTACTGGCCAAGCGCTCTTTGATGACAACATTGTTACTCCAAAGATGATTCAAGCCGGTGCGGTTACTGCTGACAAAATGCATGTGGAAAGTTTATCGGCTATTTCGGCGACTATCGGCACACTTCGTACTGCAACGAGTGGCGCTCGGACGGAGATACGAGACAATCTCATCGAAGTTTACGATTCTAACGACAGATTACGAGTCAGAATGGGGGTATGGTAACTATGGTAATCGGAATTGCTTTAGTGGTTGTAGTAGCTGCTGTTATATTGCTAAAAAATAAAAGCAAGAAACCGCCTGATACTGCACAGAAGGAAGAAAGCGTACAGACCGCAACGAAATATGGAGACAATAAGGGTGAAGCGGTAACAATCATAAACAACGGCAAGAAAACGAAAGGAACTGTGATATATATGGCCGAAGGCATGCAGGTCTTTGATGGAGACGGAAATATCGTCGTTAATACGACAGACACGATATGTAATTCACTCGGATACGTTGAGACCGATGGAAAAACATCAGGTGTTATTGAAAATGCGGCAATAAAGAAAAGCCGCATATGGGTAGCAGTGGTATTCCCGAAATGGACACCTGAATTAGCCGAATGGGTGGTTCCGGCACCGCCGAATATCAACGTTGAGGATGGAAAAATTTCGTACTCATACAATGGTCAAAACACATTTGTTATGGGTGGTATCTTGTATTGGGGGTTGTATTAATGGCGGAAACGGGATTGAGAGTATATACAGATAAAGGTGACATAGTGATTAATGAATCGTATGTGAATTTTTGGTACGACAAGGAAAAAAGTAAAGATGAGAACTTTGCTTACGGGATTAACTCTCTTACTGCATATGGCTGCAGTCCTACAAATGAAGGGCGTCGTTATGTGTTCTCAGCAGAATCTCAAGAACCGTCGCAACATGGAGTCGGATTGCAAGTTATAAATGAAGCCGGAAGAGTTATATACGATAGCAACTGGAAGCCGCTTAAAGTACTTCACTATTCAGACAAGCCTGGATACATTATTCCGACAGATAAAGAATGCGCTATCATTGAATGCAGTGCGGAATACGGCTATTCGTATATTATCTTTGGTGAGCCCGGAAGCGACTATCTTTATGTGTGGAAAGAAGTTCATCCTAAGGTGCAAAACGGGGTAATCGTGTTTGATAAAACAGATAAAGGCGAACCGCCTCGCCATTATCAAGGTGCTTTCGAGGTGTTGACGACTAAGAGCCAAGGACAAACGGTCTATATGGTTATCGACGTATCACATATAAAGTAGGTGAGCTGATGACAATATCTACTGAAATCGCCTCTCTTATCGCCCAAACGGTAATTCCCATGCTGCTGTCGGCAGGGCTTGCCTTTTACGTATCTGAAAAGAACCGCCGCCGAGGCTTGGATAGAGGCGTTCAAGCCTTGCTACGCTGCCGCATGCTCATTG